AAGCAGTTAAACCAAAGGTAGACTAATATGGCACAAAATCATTTCTATGACAATCAGATTAGAAGATACATTTTACAGTTTGTAAGAATGTTCAGTGGCTTCACAGTTAAAACAGGCTCAAAGAAAAACGATGGAGTTACTGATTATTATATTAGAGTTCCTTCAAGGTACGGAGATGTATCTCGTATGGCGGCAACTATTCTCAAAGGAAACTCTGAGAACGTAGTAAACTCTGCGCCATTTATTGCATGTTGGGTACAAAGTTTACAACCAGATAGACAAAGATTACAAGAGCCATTTTTCAATGATGCTGTAAGTGTCAATGAAAGAGCATTTGATAGTACTACTAACAAATATACTAACGAGCCAGGACAAAAATATAGTGTAAAAAGATTGATGCCTGTTCCTTACTTACTGAATATGCAAGTTGATATTTGGACTTCAAACACTGACCAAAAACTTCAACTACTTGAGCAAATATTAGTATTATTTAATCCAGCATTAGAAATACAGCACAACGACAATCCTATAGACTGGACAACAATTACGAATGTAGAGATGACTGATTTACAATGGACAAGTAGAGGAATACCAGCAGGTGTCGAAGACCAGATTGATATCGCAACAATGATATTTCAAATTCCAATTTGGATTAATCCACCGGCACAAGTAACAAGACAGAATGTAATTAGAAATATTATTAATAACATTTATACCTATTCAGATTTAGACACACTAGATTATGACCCAGATGCATTTGAGTTCTTTGCGGATTTAAATGCACAATCAAGTGTTATTGTGACACCTAATAACTATTCATTGAGAGTTTTTCAGAATGGCAATGATGTTTGGTGTAGCCCTTATGCAAATGGAAATTATGACGATAACATTTCATGGGAGACTGTTCTCAAAGATTACGGCCAATTGGACAGTGGAGTATCAAGGCTTAGACTTAAGTATCATGGCGAAGTAGATGACTTAAATGCTGATGTGATTGGCACACTAACGTCTACCGGCGTAGACAACGCATTAGGATTTACTATAGACACTGCTACGTTACCTACAAACACAGTAACAGCAGTAGATAGAATTATTAATGCCTCAACAGCAAAACCAGGATTTAATGGTGTGCCAGCAGTAGCAACTGGTCAACGTTATCTAACATTAGATTCAGCATTATCGAGTAGTGTTTGGGGAATAGAGGTTGACGCCAATGATATTTTAGAGTATAATGGAACAATGTGGGTAAAAAGTTTTGACGCAAGTGCAAATGTTACCCGTGAATATGTAACAAACACAACAACATCACAACAATTTAAATTTGATAGTAAAGACAAGTCATGGACAGATACCTATCAAGGAGTATATGATGCTGGATACTGGAGATTAGAACTAATAGTAACACCGTAATGAAAGAATCACGAATTAGAGCGGCTGGTGGTTGTATAGTCGCAAAAGACACACATCGTATACTTCTGCAACAAAGAGCAGTTGATGCCTCTTTTCCTAGAAATTGGGGTTTCTTTGGTGGTAAAGTCGAACCATTTGAAAACGTAGCACAAGCATTACTGAGAGAGTTACGAGAAGAAATCTCATTAAACATAGAAGAAGATATTATAAAAATATATCCACTAGACCAATATCACGCAAGAAACGGTGCTTTTAGTTATTACTCTTTTGTCATACTCATTGAAAGCGAATTCATTCCAAAAATGAACGAAGAATCCGGCGGTTATGCTTGGGTAGATACAAACTGTGTTCCGAAACCTTTACATCCAGGAACAAGACGAACCCTCTTTAGAAAGAAAAAACTTAAAATAGTCAACGATATCATCTTGTCACTCTAAGACACAAAATGTATTATATCGTCACTTTGGCGCCGACTATATCATCCTAAATACTAGTGTAGAGAAGTTTGGAGGAGATATAGTGAACCAACATATCATAAACTTAGAGAAACAGAGATTTATAAGAGATTGTAAGGCAGTTCTTAAAGGCGAAAGAACGACGGACAGCCTAAGAAGAATCATCATACACTCTAGTCCTGGACACATAGAATATCTAAAGAGAGATTTAGATATGGCCGAAGCACGTCTAATTGATTTTGTAATTGCTAAAGTCAAAGAAGAGTCTAAGAAGGCATTATCAGCAAGTAGCCAACGTATTAACATACTGGCTATAAGTGTGCTTGAAAACTTATCTACTGAAAGTTCAGAATTTGCTATCGAAGAAATAACAAAAAGATACCGAGAAAGTATTAATCCTGTGAAAGCATTATATTATGATTTACAAGAGATTATGTTTCTGTATGATGGCAAACCAAAGAACAAACATCATCAATTTCTAATCGACAAATTTAGAAATATAGAATCTTTCGAAAAGATAATTAAAGCAATAGATAGAGACCTTAGTGATTTATCAGAGTGTAAACAACGAGTTAATAAGTTAAAAAATGACCACAATTATCCAAATACTAGTGAACATCTAAAGAGAATAGTAGATTTACACAATGAGATGATTCAATGGAAAACACTGTTCGAAAAGTTTCCTGAATGGATAGAAGAGAACTCATTGCCCGTAAAGTCTAAAGATGGCAAGAAGACATTCTGCTCAACTATCAAAAAAATATTCAAATAATCAAAAAAAACTTTGTATAAAAAAAGGGAGCATTTCTGCTCCCTTTTTAGTTGTCTGTTTAAAGTTTAAATAATTACTTACCTACTTTAACTTCAACGTAGCCTTCGCCATCTGTATTCTTGTCTTCAATAGCAATACCAACATATGCTGTCATACGTGGGTCTACTGTTGATTCAAGCCATACTGTAGCAGTACCTGAAACTTCAGATGCTACTAGGATGTCGCCTTTAGAAACTGTTCCAACAACTTTACATGGTACACGACCTTGTAGAGCGATGAAAGGATGAGTTTCTGAATTACCAGCCGCTTCGTTCATTGCGAATGCTGGCTTAGTAGAAACTACACCTGCAATCTTAGTTGAACCATAGCCTTTTGCTGAAGTAACTTCTGCTTCACCACCAAATGATACAACTGTACCTTCTTCATATGTTGCGTCAGCCGCATATCTTTCAGCAAGGTCGGCATATTTTGCATATGTCGCCGTACCGTTGAAGTTAGTAAATGTTGCGTCACCGCCACCAGTAATATCATTACTACCCATTGCGATGTCACCTGTCATTGTACCACCTGCTAGAGGTAGTTTAGTAGCAATAGAGTTAGTAACTGTAGTGCTAAATGATGCGTCATCACCTAATGCTGCCGCTAGTTCGTTTAACGTATCTAGTGCCGCTGGCGCTGAATCTGCCAATGCCGCTACTTTAGTATCAACGTATGATTTGTTTGCCGCATCTGCTGAAGCAGTTGGAGTACCCAAATCAGTGATTTTGTTAGTGTTCATATCAACATCATCACGGATATCCACTGGGTCATCCATACGAATATCATTTTTGAAACGAATTTTCTTAGTTTCAATACGACCGAATGCTGAGTCATCACTATCGCCTGAGCCACCATCGTTTGTTAATAGTTTAGCCGCAAGAATTGATACGTTACGTTCAATATCAGCCATACGTCTTAGAGACGATTTTGAACCTGATACTGTGATATCATCATCACCTGCTGTACCTGTAAACTCAACTAGTGTACCAGATGAATTATACTTATATTTTTTTAATTTATTGAAGGAAAAACTACCAGTTGAACCTCCACTTCTCCATTTACGTGCCATTTTTATTCTCCTTTATGAGTTGATTAGCCCGAGACACCCTTTTTAATTCTGTATCAATCTAACACCTCTCTGTGTGTTAGTGCGTGGGAGGTGGTGCCTCCCACGTATTGTCTAATCTCTATTTTTGTTTACTCAATCAATTATTTGATTAAGTGTTTGTAAAGCCTGTTACTTCCAATTCATCATCTTCAGCAAGAACACCAGCAGTCACTGTGACTGTTGTGCCTGATACTGAATATTCAGCAGGACGTAACAATACTCTGTTCAAAAACACAGCATAATGTTGTGCGTTTGTTAGTTCACTAAATGTGTAATCTACTGTCGCAGAAGCGTTAGATGATTCTTCTGATGAAGTTACTGTTTGTACTGAACTATGGAAGTGAGTAGCGTTAACTACTAAATCAATAGTACCGTCAGCGTCATCATATGTTGCTGTAATACCTGTTTCAGTGTTTGAAGTAAGCATTGCGCCAACAATATCCTGAACTGTTTCATCATTCATAGTGAATGACATAACACCAGTTGAGTTATCATAACTTAAAGAACCAGAAGCAGAAATTGCCGCTCTTGCTCTTGCAGTTGTATGATAAAGATTGCTTGAACCTTCAGATAAATCATCTGTGTCTGAACTTGCTAGACCTGTTGTTGAAATAACACCAGTTGTTGAATTATAAGAAATATCTCCAGAAACACTAATTGCCGAACGGGCTCTTGCGTCTGTGAAGTATAGGTTACTTGAACCTTCAGTCATTTCATCAGTATTGTCTTTAGTTGCGATTTGTGAAGCAACATAAGCCTTAACTGATTGCTGTGAAGGAACGTGTGTTGCACTGTCTGAAGACATGTTATCTTCATCTTTAAGATGATTAGAAATACTTGAAACTGTACCAGTTACATCACCAGTTAAATCACCAGTTACATCACCAGTTACGTTACCAGTTACTGCGCCAGTATGTGTACCAGCAGTGTCACCAGTGATTGTACCAGAAGCACTTATAGTTGTAAACACACCAGTTGATGGTGTAACAACACCGATGGAACCGTCAAGGTTACCAGTTACGTTACCAGTTACATTACCAGTCAATGGACCTACGATAGCGCCAGCGTGGAATGTGTTTGAACCTGTTGTCCATCTGTCGTCATCTTCGTTCCATAAGAACTGAACGTTTAATGAATCACCACGTTCTACTTCAAAACCAGAGTTCTCACTAGGAGTACCAGTAGTGTTTGAGTTAAGAACAAACATGTTGTCTTCAAATGTTACGTCTGTTGTGTTAACTGTAGTTGTTGTACCAGAAACTGTTAAGTTGCCACCAATAGTAGCATTACCAGTTGTTGTTACACTTGTAAATGAACCTGCGTTTGAGCCACCTGTTACAGCAGTAGCCGCAGAGTTATCTACATACGTCTTGTTTGCCGCGTCTGTGCCGGTTGTTGGAGCCGCTAGTTCTTTAATTAATGATGAATTCATATCGATGTGGTCACCGATTTGAATGTCACCTGATGTTGCGTTAATTTCACCAGTAATAGAAATACCATTACCTGAAATTAGTTTTAATGTACCTGTACCGCTTGTAGTAAACTTAAGGTCTTCGTTTGCGTCTGTTGTGATGTTAATCGAACCAGAGTCATCTTCAATAACTTTCTTACCGTTAATGTATAATGAACCTGGGCCAATGTAAACATCTTTCCACATCTTTGTTGTTGAACCTAAGTCATAAGTTATGTTCGCACTAGGTAAAATGTGACCAGTCATTGTTAAATCACCAGTTACTGCTGCCGCGCCTGACATAGTAGTCAAACCGGTAACACCTAATGTGCCACCAACTGTTACGTTACTTGAGTAAGTACCAGTAGTTGTGTCCGTTGCCGCACCTTCTAGTGCTAGGGCCGAACCGCCCGCTGTTGAACCGTCGTGAACAACTATTGTTTTCTTAGTTGTGTCAACTGTAACCTCACCTAATAAACCGGTAAAAGATGAATGTTCTGTTGTCGTACCACGTCGGAATTGAATTGCATATGCTGCCATTTAATTTTCTCCCGTCTTTTTATTTTATAAAATAAAGAACGTTTCCGTTCAAATTAAGATTTATTTGCACAAGTGCAATGAATGAATACAAAACAAATTTTATATCATCCCCTCGACTAAGACAAAGGTTAGCCTAGTAGTAAGCGAGTTCGCTAAAACTAAATGCTCACTACATATATGCAAAAGGACCCTTTATCTTCCTTTTACAATAGTATTTATCGGATTAGTTGAAAAAGCAATACTTACAGTTAATAATATTAAGAACTGAGTTAATTATAAAATAACTACCTCGATTATTTTTTTACCTTCTGTTAAGTCTGTTTCTATTGATTTAGCAAACACTGAACGACCTGTGTCATTTTTGCCAACACTTTGAGCATATCCAGGCTCGTTATCTGCTGTTACGATTAAGTCACCCTTAGATACTGGACCAACCATCTGACACGGAACTCTTCCTCTTAATGCTACATAAGGATGTGTCTGTGAATTACCTGCATCTGCATTTAGTTTTACTGCTGGATTTGTAGATATAACTCCCGCAACAGAAACATCTTCTGCATCGGTCGTAGTTGTTATTTCTGCTTCACCACCAAACACCACAACTGTTCCAGATTCATAAGGGGCATCTGAGGCGTAGCGTTCTGCTAAGTCGGCGTATGTTGCGTGGACTGAATGACCATATATGTTAGCATACTTTATAGCAGTACTTCCTAAATCATATGTATTGTCTGATGCTGGAATTATAGTTCCTGTGACATCTGCCGAATAATTACTCGCATGAATTGTTCCTGCACTTGCTTGTGTCCAATCAATGTGTTCGTTTGCTACAAAGCCAGAAAGACTGTCATGGTTTAGTCCTGATATTGCTGAAGATAATTCAGTATCAGTAGCCATTACATTTTCAATCTCTAATAATGTGTCGAAGGCAGAAGATGCTCCACCAACTAAGGCATCAATCTTTAATTGTGCCCTAGCATCTGCTCTAGCATTTGTATAATATAAATTTGTTGAGCCTTCTGTTAAGTCATCGGTAGTAGAAGAGGCAAGTCCTTGAGTTGATATAACACCAGTAGATGAATTATAAGTCAAGTCACCTGTTACAGATATTGCCGCTCTTGACCGAGCGTCTGTATAATATAAATTTGTTGTGCCTTCTGTAATTTCATCAGTATTATCTTTTGTTGCAATCGCATCTGAGATTGCTGTTGTAATTGCTGTTGAAGTCATTGCATCTGTGATACCATAACCTGCAATTGTAGTTGGTGTTCCTGTAAACTGTGCCCAATCTAAAAAGTGTGCTGGAAGATTTCCACCTAATGTATTCGCATCTGTTAACGATGTTGCTGTAAATGTTGTGCCTAGTTTTAAGACATTCATTACAGCACCATTACCCAACGGTGATGTTAATGATAATGTTGTCGAAGACATTGAATAATCTGTTGTTGGATGCTTAACAACGCCATCAATATAAACTAGTATCTGATAATTTTGCCCTATTGTATATGGCAATGTATATGTGCTTGTTGAACCATTTCCTGTGAATGTATGATATGTCAATTCATTTATAGGAGAACTTGTATCAATTACAATCTCATCTCCAGACAAAACAACTGTTAAGTCTCCATGACCTCCAGTTCCAGTCTGACCTTCACGTATTGTTCTAAATTTTGCTTGAGTTGTATCTGTTGTATCTAATACTGCGATGGCTGAACCCGCATTGATTGGGTCAAATGCTAGAGTGAATTCATTTCCTGCATCATTATAAGTTCCAGTTATTCCGTATGCTGATGTAAACAAATCATTAATTCGGTCATCTACTCGTTCATTTGTAAAATATAAATTTGAACCTTCTGTTAAATTAGTAGTTGTATAATTTGTAAGAACATTAGTAATCGCTGTTCCATCACCAGTTATAGTTGAGAATGTGCCTGATGTTGGAGTCAAGTTGCCGATAACAGTATCATTAATTGTGCCGTTCCAGATTCGAACATCTGTAAAATCAGATAGACCAGTAGCAATAATATCTGCACCTAGTGTATCTAATCCACCAAAATGCATTCCAGTAGTGTTGCCTGTTAACGCACCTTCAAAACCAATTGTAGATTTAACTTTTTGATTGAAGTCCCAACTGTCTGTTAGTTCAGTATATAGAATAGTTTTATCAGTGGTGCCTTTAAGAGTAATACCACCACCATCTGCTGTAGCATCTGTAGGAGAACCTATTGAACCAAGTTCAATGTTCTTATCATCAATAGTTAGTGTAGCAGAATTAACAGTAGTTGTTGTTCCTTGAACTGTCAAGTCTCCAGTAATTACTGCTGTGCCTTCAATTTGAACTGTACCATTTTCAGCAGTAATAACGCCCGAATTTGTGCCGTTATCTAATACTAGTTTTTCACCTCTAAGATAGAGATTGTCACCGAATTTAATTTGTTCTGCCATGTGCTATTCCGAAATACTATTAAGTTATATGTTAACAGTATTTATCATTTACTTTGGAATCGGACAATAAAAAAGCCACCCGAAGGTGGCTTTTTATATTCAATATATAATATATAAAATATTATGTGAATGAAACGTTGCTCATTGCAATTTTTGAAACGTAGTCAGCCGCATTACCAAGTGATGATGCAGTGTTGTTCAATTCAACATACCCGTAACGAGTCATGAATGATACTACTGGTTCGAATGAACTTGGGTCAACCACAACGCCTGATGACATTAATGGAACGTATGGGCAATAGAACGCAGCCGCGTCAATTTCGCCTTGACCTTTATAACCTAAAAGAACTGTGTCGTCTGTAGCGTATGTGTTTACATAGATACGCATTGAGCCGTTCAAAGTACCTACAAACTTAGTGTTTGTTGGTGCTTCAAAAGTACCTTCAGTAGTTCTAGCAAATGCTGATGTAGTTGCAGACTGTAGCAATGTTAATGCTGTTGGAGAAACTACTGCCCAGTTTGCCGCGCCTCTACGAGTACGTTGTGCAATTAGGTTTGCTTCTCTGTTCATTAATGTTGCAAGTGCCGCATGTTCGTCACCAACAAAAGTTGTAGTATGACGACCTGCAATAGCAGTTTGGTCGAAGTCTGTAGCCGCTGATGTAGCCAATGATTTTAGTGAACCTAAAATTTCTTGGTCGATTTCAGCAGTGATTTCCATAGCAAGTGCTGCCATGATTTCTGCTTCAACGTCTAAGCCGTGCATTGAATTGGCATCTTGTGCCGCTTCAAAAGTCCAACGTGCAGATAGTTTACGAGTTTTCGCTTCAACTGTTTGCTTAAGAACTTGAATTGACATTTTGTTACCTGCTTCACCTTCAAGGCTTGAAGTTGCTGCCGGAGCCGCTGAACCGTCGCCTGAGTAGTTGTTAGCAATATCAAATGGTGAAAGTGCTTCAGCACCTGCTGTTGCGCCACCGGCTGATTCTGCATAACGTACTCTTAGTGAGTGAATTTGTCCAACTGGACCAGTCATTGGCTGTACGCCGATGATTTCGTTTGCAATAACAGTTGGCATAACACGTCTAATGATTGGTAAAATAACTTTGTTTAAAGTAGCAATATTACCAGCCTGTGTTGCACCCGCTGCCGCACTTTCTGTAAGTGCTTGTTTTGTGTTTTCTAAAACTGAAGACATTACATCACGCTTGTTACCTTCTAGACCATCTAAAAGTGTTTCACGTGTAGTGTCCCAATTATTTCCTTCGAAAAGATTTTCCATCTTTCTCTCCTGTTTCTGGTTATTATTTAAGTCCAGCCAATTTCTTTAACTGGATTATATTGGCATCGCTACCTTGTGATGTTGCTTCTGAAGTTACTACTTCTTCAACTCTATCACCAGTGTGTTCTGTTACTTTGCCTTCATTTAACGATTGTTTTGCCTCTGTTGAGACGTTCTCATTCAAAACTGCAGGTAAATATTTCTTAAATGCAGATTTTAAATTAGTTGTTTTTACTGTTTCAAGTAAATCAACCATAACTGTACGCTTATCTTTGCCTAGAGGCGATAAAAGACTTTCCATGACCTTGTTTCGGTCCATTCTGTCTTCTAGCACTTTCTTTGCAGTTGAAACGCTTGAAATGGCTTCTTCTTTTTCAGTAATTGTTGCTTCTAATTTAGCAATCTCAGTTGCAGATTCTTCTAATTTTTTAGTAATCTTAGCAACTTCAGTACCTTCACTTAGTTGTGAGGTCATGAATTCGCCTGCGAATGTTTCAAAAATTTTACGGCCAAACTCGTTTTCTTTAGCCGCTTGGATGTCCTCTTTAAGAACAGCCAATTCAGAACGTAAAGCAGTTTCAATAGTCTTTTCGACTAGTTCTGCTGAACGTTTGATAAATGAATCCTTAGTTTTAGTAAGAATTTCTTTACCTTCTGCTACCATGCGTACTTTAGTTTCTACTAAATCACGCTTATCATCGTGGAACTCTGCCAATTCACGTGAAAGTTGTTTAACAACGAATTCTTTAGTTCTATCTAAATGTTCGTTAACTTTCGTGCGGTCGGCTCTAAGTTCTTTAACTTCATTTGCTAATTGAGAAGTAATGAATTTTTCAAGGAGCGATGCATGTTCAGAAATTGCTTTCTTATATGCAACACGTTCTGCGATTAGGGCTTCACGGTCAGTTTTGAACTCATCCATTTCAGTTTTGATTGCTGATGAAAGCATGTTATCCATGGCTTCTACAATCACTGATTTGTCATGTTCAAACTTCTGTGCGAACTCTTCACGCAACTCGGCTGTTATCTCCTCTCTTGCTTCATTTATTTGTGCTTCCCAAGCCTCTGATATTTGAGTTGAAACTTCTTCACCTATAATATCAGACTCAAGAAGGCCAGCAAGGATTTCATTTGTTGCCATTGTTGGTTCTCCTTCTTCTATTAAAGTTTAAGTTCTCTAATGAACTTAACTATTTCTTTTGACAAGTACTTTTGTGCAGACTTGTCGTTTTGAACACTTTGGGCTAGTTTCCATGTTTCGTATCCGCCGTTCATGTTCATTAATCCTTCGTATATTGCTTTTGGATATGCGTCCGGGGCACTTGGCTGTGCCACAATATCGACAGTGATAATTTCATAATTGCTCACTTTACCAGCGTGGTCAACTTCACCAGAACCACGAGATGAGACACCTAAAGTGGCACCTGACTCGATTAATGTTCTAATAATGTTACCCATTGGTGTAGGAACAATTTTAAGTTTACCAAAGCCGTTTGCACCATCCATCCACATATTTTCAATTATATGCGAAACTCTATCAACATTCACTGTTAATTCTGGTGGGTGGTCGCATTCACCTAACACTGGAAATCCGTCTTTAATTCTTTTTTGAACTGATTCCACTGCTTTGGCTATCTCGTTTACCGGATACATTCTTTGGTTAGCATTCTTAACGTCACCTTGGACAAAAATGCCTTCCATGAACATATTCTTTTCACCCGCCTCATTCTCAACGATTTTTGATTTAACGTTTGCTTGATTATGTGTATATTTTTCAATAAGAACGGTCATTGGTTTCTCCTAAAAGAGTTATATTACTTAGGCTTTCTTCGGTGCTGGTGCTTTCTTGTTACCAACTGTGTTTACATTGCCTGTTTTCATATCTTCTGCTGATGCTGAACCGCCTGATGTGTTACCATCGTTTTGTCCAACTGCCGCCGCGTCACTTTCGTCTGCGCCGCCATCTTTAGCAACTGGTGAAGAACCTTCGCCATTGTCGCCTTCTTTAGCAGATGCTGGAATTGTATATTCTTCCAACTTCTCTTCTTCTTCGTTTTCGTCTAAATCTTCAGATGCGGCTTCTTCAACGGCTTCTTCTTCAGTTTCTTCAGTTTCAATAACTTCTTCTACTGATTCTTCCATTTCAGGCTCTTCAATATCTAAATCGATATCACCCATGTCCATGTCCATTTCTTCGCCATCATCTTCTGCATCGTCTTCGCCAGCCATAATTTTTTCAAATTCTGCTTCTAGGTCAGATAACGCTGATTCTAAATCTTCAACTCTGTCTTCAATCTCTTCAGCAGGTGCTTCTTCATCACCCATTTCTAGGTCTTCTTCAGCATCATCGTCAGACATATCTTCATCGTCAAACATTTCTTCATTTTCAATTTCATCAGAATCTTCTTCGATATCATCGTTTAAAGATTCGATTTCTTCTGATTCTTCAATTTCCTCAAGTTCTTCTTCTACAACTGTGTCGCTTTCGTTAAGAGAATCCTCGTGGATTTGTCGTGCTTGTTCAACAACAAAGTCATGTAAAAGCGATTCTGCTTTTGCTGTCTCTTCGTTGATTAACAATTCTAGCACTTGTTCTAGTGTACTTCTTGACATTATAAGTCTCCTTAATAATCTTTTAATAGCCACTACAATTGCGGCAGGGTTATAGAAACAAGCAATGCGCCAATTTGCCACAAAGTGAGTTTCATACACAAGTATTTATAGGGATTATGTCGGGATATTGGGAAAATACTCGGAAACGAGCATTTTTTTCGGTTTTCTCACCGAACTTAAGATATTTAGTAAGTTTTAATATTATTTAAAACTATACTTAATAATGAAATTTACAACGTTATAAGTCGAGTGCGCCGCCGCCAGCAGGTGCTTCATCTGAAGAACCGCCGTATTGCTTCTGAACTTGTTCGTTCTCAGACGCTTTCTGAAACTTCCTGTACTCTCTTATCTTTCTAAGTTTAGAAAGATGCTCAAGGGTCAAGCGAATTTTACGAGTGTCTTCTAAATCAATAGCAGTAAACTCGTCTTCTTCTGGCGAATAGTTTTCATTTATTTCAATATATTTCATACTAGTATTTATACATTCTCGTCAGTTTCTGGTTCGGCATTCTCATCACCAGAAATTACTGAATCGTCAGTAATTTCGTCATCTAAGTCACCTGCATCAAAATCGCTATCATCAAAGTCACCGCCTGAAGGTCCTGGAGATGCTCCAACACCTTTAAGACCATCTTCACTTCCTTGAAGTGGGTCTTCAACATCACGTTCTTCTTTCCATAACATTGAGTTTTCTAAGATTTCTTCTTCAGATAATCCTAAGAAACGTTTCATTGCAAAACGCTTACTGATGTAATCTGCGCCTTCGACACTCGTAAACACATTCATTGCTACTTGGTCTACTTCTGCTTGACGATACTTACCGAAGTTCTGAACAACATTAAATGATAAGTCGAAAGAACTGCTTTCAATTAAAACACCACGATGTTTTAAGAACATCTTAAACTCTTTATCTAATTCTTCAACAATAAGTTGTTGTAGTCTTTCACAGTATTTTGTAAATCTAAACTCTTGTATCATTGCTGTGCCAGTTCTACCATCGTTAAATGCAGAACCATTTGCATCCATACCACCCAAGTAACTTGGTGGGACACGCAAACCTCTTAATAGTTTATCATTAAAGAACTTCAAGTCATCAATTTGACCTAAGTTTTCACCACCTGGAAGTGTTTCAACTTTAGAACCACGACCTTCAGCCGTTTGAGCAAAGAAGTAATCTTCCATAATTGATAGTGGATTGTACGCACTATCAACAACGTTAGCACCACCACCAGTTTTAGATGGGATTCTACGTTGATGAATTTCATTCTTAATACGTTCTAAGTGTTGACGTGCTTTATGAGTTGGCATATCACCAACGTCAATATAAAATACTCTACGTTCTGGCGCTCTTTGAACACGATAGATAATAATAGAGTCTTCTAGTAATTCTTTTTGTTTATATACTTTAAATACAGGCTCAAGCATACTTGTGCCGAAAGGCCAGTATTGGTCGATACCTTCACTTAGAGATACGTGAATAACATGTTTGGCATCAATTGCTGTTGTAGTAACATCATGTGCGAAACGTGAGCCTTCTGGAGAACCAGAAGAATAACTTTGTTGCATACCAGCAGTCGAAGTAGGAATACCCATCTTTTGATGGCCCGTCTGTGATAGTTTAACTGTGTCTGCTGTAATGTTAAGACTTTGCATATTGATGTCTAAATCTTTAATATAATATGCTTCAATCTTTTTACCTTTGCCTTCATTTACGACAACTTTTTCAACTTTTGATGGATTTACCCAATATAGTTTGTATGTTTCTGGGTCTCTTACGAATAATTGGTCACCATACTTAACTGTATTTCTAAAAATTCTAAAAATACGTTTGTTCATTTTATTCATTGAACACCACTGACGTAGTGATTTTTGAAGAACTTCGTTTTCAGTAAACGATGGGTCGTCATTGTATTGAATGTTAAATGGCAGTTTAGTAGTTTCACTAAACAAGGTAGAAAACTCAGCAATCGTATCTAATGCCGCATTAACCTCTGAATCCATGTCCATTTGGTCATATTGCCCATATCTTTGGGCTCTATTGGGTTGTCCCATATAGACTTCTGGTAGCCAACTGCTATATTTTGAACTAGAAGCATTATTCGATGCTGGTCCTGTCTCTGTTCGGCGAGGCATTCCGTCGTAAGTTTTAAAGTACTTTTTCCAAGTCATAATCTATTCCTAGTTCTTTTATTTATATTAACATATTCCGTGTTCATTGTCAACCATCTTATCTATTAATTACCTTTCAATTCACTAATAAGTGCATTCAGAGAAGCCATCAATCTTGTTTGTGTTGTTCTGATATCATCTTCAGCATTCGGGTCTTTTACATTAGCCATTTGAAGTGACACCAAGGTTGCTTTAAGTTGGGCCGCTGCCGCTCTTCTCTCCTCAATATCGGCTTCTGTGTTGTTTTTAATTTCTTTTATCATATCTTGTGAATAAGACGCAAATTGTTTATTTTGGTTGTTACTTATTGTACGAAGACCACCACCATCATCCAAAGATGTGAAGTCCATTACACTTTTGTTATCATTACTGAATACGCTAGTTCCGAAAATACTGGCAATACCATCACCAAGCATGGAAGGAATATTCAAAATCTTCATGGCAATTGTTCCAAGGCCAACAACTGTCTGTTTAGTCTGTGTTGCCGCATTGTTCATTCCATCAATAACATTTGCATTTGCAGTGATTGTTTTAGCCGCTTGTTCCGCAAATCGTCTATTTGTATTTGTTAAATCTTTTACATTTTCGATAAATCCAGGCATTAGGGTATTAATTGATAACTCTTTGCTGATTTCTGCTTGAAGTTTTTGGTCTCTGTTCTCTATCATTATGTCATCTTCCAGTGTACCTTTTCTTTCACCAGCATCTATTGCCTCGAGGTTTTGCAAACCTTCTGCCGTTCGACCAATCATTCCTATATCACCACTCGCTATTCCAACTGCCTTATTCGCTGGGTCACTAAAGAGTGCTATTAAATCTTTACTGAATTGTACTCCTTCAGTTGCTATATACGTTCGAAATGCATCTCGGCCCTCTATTTCTAATACCTTTGATGCCTCATTAGCAAATTCTATCAGTTTCTGTCCACCCATTGTGCCAGCCGCCTCCTGAAATTCTTGAGTTTGCATGAAATTGCCTTCACCTGCTGACAATCTTACGGCTATCAGTTTCATTATTGGATTGTCCATTCCGCCTGCCATCCTTGCAGTATCTTCGACGGCCATTCTCATTTCTTTTGGAAGAGTTGCTAACATACCACTTTGTTCATCAGACAAACTGTTCTTTAATATCGTTGCCGCTTCAGTCATTGAAACTTTTAACACATTTGAGGTGGCTGTGACAGTAGACATGAAACCATCCATGCCTATTCTCATTTGTGCTTCATCTCTATTTCGTAGTTGTCCACCTATTCTTAGTGAGTCGATATATTCTCCAGCGATGTGGGCAACCTGACCAAATTCCAAATTGAATTTTTCAATTATGCCACCTGGTCCTCTTGCCATTTGGTTAACAAAATCTAGTGTACCCTTTACACCTTTAACTCCGACTGCTTCTGAAAATTTGCTAGTGAATTCTGCCGCTTGTCCAAAAGTAAATCCAGTTTCACTGATTGTTTGTGCAATAGATATGAAACCCGTGTTTGCGTTTTCTAGTCCTGACATTAAACCACTCTGCCTAATTTCTGATGCCATGTCAAATCTTTCTTCATATCCAGCCAGAGTTGCCTCTTCGGCTGAGGCTATTAAACCGATAATACCCATCGCCGCTTTTTTGAAAAAGTCTGCCTGGCTTTTTTGTCTTGCTTCAGTTTTTACTGTTGCTGCCGCATCTTCCCTCGACATGCCCGCCTTTAGTAATACCTGTGTGTCTCTTTCTAGCCTAGATGCTTCAATCTGACTCTTTCTCATTTGGTCAATAATACCACTAGTCGAACCATTCCATCCATCTTTGAAAGTTTGAGAAAGCCCTTTCAATATACCATGAGTTCTTGTGGTATCTTGTGATTCTTTTTTAGAGGCGCTATTTGTTGCTTTTGTCTGAGTTTTTGTAGCATTTACTGCCTGAGACAACTGCTTCTGTGTCATGCCCTCGCCATTCTTTATCGCAGTGAGAAGTTGCGTCATTGCCGAGTTTGAAGCGGAAATCTTACTTAATATTGCTTCCATTTTCATTGCTGTCGCCTCTGTACTCCATTGCTGGATACTGCCGCTTATTCCCGAAATAAAAACATCTTGTTCGTCTGCCATGAAATCCCTCTAAAATAGTTATAAAAACTTCGTAGTTATTGTTGAAGATAAATAATTATGTATATACTTAATTACTAACCTTATTATACTGTATTTATCAAAGGACAAACAAATGAACACCAATGAGAACCCATTATCCAAATATTTTCGTAAACCGGGAATATATGTACAAATTCCGACTGGTGGCAGATTTAATCCAGAAATAGACAAAACTGTATTGGACGAGTTGCCTATACTTCCGATGACTGCTATTGATGAAATATCAATGCAAAATCCTGACGAATTATTAAACGGAGAGGCTTTAATCAATCTTATTAAAAGTTGTGTGCCTGCCATACCAAATCCAAGAAACTTATGTAATGTTGATGCGGAACTAATTTTCTTAGCAATCAAATACGCAACATATGGCAAAGAAATCCAACACACCCACAGTTGTTCGAACTGTAAAGAGCAAGCCGATTATAACATAGACATAAATCACATTCTGGAAAAGTTTCCAGATATCAGTGATATTCCGCCAATTGAATATGAAGACCTTAAAATTTTTGTAACTCCACCGAAATTAGACAGTCTAACTAGAGTAGCACTGATGGAAGTTGAGCAGGCTAGAATATTGTCATCTATTACAGCCGCCCAGGAAAATCCAGAGGATGACCGTGAAGAACTGGAGATGGCAAGACAATTTGCCATCAGTTTCAGAAAAGTATCAAAACAGAACGTAGATTTACTAATTAGTGCGATTGACAGAATAGAAACACCCGATACAGTTGTGATTGATTCAGACTCTATCACAGAATTCATGGACAATGTACCAGCAAATATTGTGAAAAAAGTAAACGACACTGTTAATAGTGTTGTGCCAAACTTATCTGAAATTTCGAAATTTGAATTTACTTGTGAGGCATGTGAACACAAAGAAGAAGTTGTGTTTGATATGAATCCTGTAAATTTTTCCTCCGCTGGCTGAAGACTGCCGGCGAAGCCGAAATATTAGAGAAACAAGAGTCTTATAATAAATCACTTGACACTCTACACAAATCACTGTATAAACTAACCTGGTATATGAGAGGGGGCGTCAGTATATCTGAACTGCACAACATGCCTGCAAACCATATCAGATATCTAAATGAGATTGTTTCTGAGAACTTTGAACTCAGTAAAAACGCTGGAACACCTATTTTATAAAAAAATACAAAAAAAGTTACAAAAAGGGTTGACATCCCTTTTCCACTATGTTAGTATGTTCAACATAACTAATACAAATCGATTCAAAAACAATTTTTAATTCTAATATAAATCCCCAAAGGCTAATAATGATTACAATAAAACAATACATAGTGGAACTGTTAGTCGGGATGCCGACTCGGGATTGAGGGCGTATATTATACATACGTTCAGACAAGTTGGGTGAAATCCGACACTGCTTCTCGTTAACCACACATTTTATTTCGTATTTTAACATTCGTTACTCTAAAGGTATCGAATGACTAGTATTTACTGTACAGAAATGTACAAACCGCTGGTAGGTTAAAAACACTACCAACTTTGATGATATTTTATTCTATGTGGATTATTCAAAGTGCCGTTGAGTCGAAAGACGCAATACTAAGTTATGAGGGAATCGTCAACCGACCTCGCCATTGCTAGTGGCTAACTTAGACATAGAATCTGATGAGCAAGAACAAGTTTCATTAGCAGTTGCCCAGTGGATGGGCAATTGTGTCTTCCAAACCGAACAAGTAATTAAAATAAATAATATTAAATGGAAAAAAGAAATATCAAGGAAATGTTCTTTGAGTGGAACGAAAAGAAATTTCCGAAGATATTAGGTCTTTAGACCTATTAAAATGAGAACACCATGAGTGAATGGACATATAACAATGAAGTTGTAAATGAATTACCTGAGAATGTTGAGGGATTTGTATATCTTATTACGAACCTTACGAATGATAGAAAATACATAGGTAAGAAGTTAGCAAGATTTAAAACCACTAAACCACCTCTTAAAGGAAGAAAGAACAAAAGACGTGGTTATAAAGAAAGTGATTGGAGAACTTATTGGGGTTCTTCTGACCATTTGAATGCGGACGTAAAAAAATTAGGTCCCGATAAATTTTCCCGTGAGATTCTACATTATTGTCCGAGTCGTGGCGCATTAAGTTACGTAGAAGCCAAAGAACAGTTTGACCGTAGAGTGCTTGAAACAGATGAGTACTACAATGGTATTATCAATGTACGAGTAGGAAGTTCGAAAATTCTTACTGAGTATCTAAACAGCGTTAAAGAAAAAATATAGGCGCTAATACCCACTGATATATTCCTATCACATCAATACATAAGAAAAA